ATGAACAACGAAATTCCTATCAATCCTTCCCAGCGCTGGGAGTGGTTGAAATACCAACTCCGCAGTCAGGGTTGCAGCTTGCGCAAACTAAGCGATGAGCTGGGCGTCACCGGCAACGCAGTACAACTAGTGAAGTACACACCTTACCCACGCATGGAACGCGCTATTGCCAAAAAGCTTGGTTTTACCCCACAAGCTATTTGGCCAGAGCGCTGGAACCATGACGGCACACCCTGCCGCGAACGCCCCAATCGTGCAGAAAAACTCACAACTGCAAAAGCGCAAAACCATTTATGCAACAAGGATAGCGTTTCTAACGTTTCGGCGCATCGTCAAATAGCGCAAGGAGCATAGCCATGCGACGCGTCAAGGATACCCAAACGCTAGACATCTTTGAGGTGCCGGTACCGGTCGTACCTTCACCTGGCAGCGGTAACTATGCCGCGCAGGTCAGCGAGCTGGTGGGCATGGTGCTAAAGGACTGCCCCGTTGACCGCTATGAAGTCGCCGCACAGATGAGCCGCTATTCAGGTGACGACGTTTCCAAGCACATGCTTGATGCGTGGTCTAGCCCAGCGCGCTGCGACCACAACATCCCTTTCTATCGTATTCCGCTTCTTGAGGAAGTGTGCCAAAGCCATGCTTTTACCGATTGGATAGTACACCTACGCGGCGGTCGTGTGGCCTATGGCCGTGAGGCGCTTGCTGCTGAATACGGGAAGCTCTCTCGCATTCAGGAGCGAGTCAATGCGGATCTGCGCAAGCTGAAAAAGCTTATGGGAGAAGAGGAATGAACTGGTACACCGCCAAAGAACTGGCCGGGTTACCAGGGCTCCCCGGAACAGAACGCAATGTGCGTGAACATGCTAAGCGCCACCGCTGGGAAGGCCAGCAGCGCCTGGGCAGCAAGGCCGTGGAATACGCCTTCGCGGTTCTACCCACCGAAACCCAAAACGCACTGCTTTTGGCACAGGCGGACAATGCCGATCCGACACCAGCCAGCACCATCGCGCCGCAGCCAGAAGATCAGCGCCCAGGCCAGCAGCAGCTAACAGATGCCCAACGCCAGGTGATGACCGCCCGCGTGGCCTTCGTTCGCGAAATCGAACGCATGAGCAAGATGGTCAGCCAGCAACGCGCCATCGAAACGTTAGTCGCCCACGCGAAGGAAGACGATCTAACGCCTTACCTCAAGCAGCGCGTGGTAATGGCCAACGACCGTAAGACGGAAACCCGCAACCTAAGCGAGCGCACCCTAAAGCGCTGGATCGCCGACTTTAAAAAGCACGGCGAACGCGGCTTGGCCCCTAAGCGTCGCCAGGCAGATATGAGCATGCCGCCCTGGGCCGGTGATTTTCTCAAGCGCTACCAGAAGCCGCAAAAGCCGAGTGTTGAAGCTGCTTACCAGCTGCTGGTCGAACAGACCCCGCCTCCGCACCCCTCTATACACCAGGTGCGCCGTTGGCTTGCCAAGCTAAGCCCCGAGGCGCGGGAACGTGGCCGCATGGGTGCCCATGAGCTGAAAGCGCTACAGCCCTTTAAACGCCGTAAAACAGATGACCTATGGCCCAACGATGTGTGGGTAGCGGATGGTCACACCTTTGATGCTGAAGTGATCAACCCCCTCACCGGCCAAGCCTTCCGGCCAGAGATCACGTTGATTATCGACTGGGCAACCCGTCGGATCGTTGGCTTCGCCCTCAACCTTGCCGAATCCACCGTGGCCACACTGGATGCGCTGCGCGATGCCGTCAGCCGCGTGGGCATGTTCAACCTGTTTTACGTCGATAACGGCAGCGGCTTTGACAACGCCATTGTTTATGAAGTGGTCGACCGTTTAGGCGGCACCATTACCCACTCGCTGCCTTATAACTCACAGGCACGCGGTGTGATTGAACGTCCACACAAAACCATCCTAGTGCGGTTGGCTAAAACCATGGACAGCTATATCGGCGCTGACATGGATAAAGAAGCTTCCACTAAAGCGCACAAGTTAAGCCGACGCGATATTAAACAGGGGTTAAAGCCCGCGCTAATACCCACCTTTCAAGAGTTCTTCGATCGCTTAAACGATGCGTTAGATGTTTATAACCACCGCTCTCATAAAGGGCTGCCCAAAGTTCGCGATTTAGACAGCGGTAAGTTGCGCCACCAAAGCCCGATGGAAGCCTGGAAGAGTGCCGAAGGCTTTGAAGCGCTGACCGCGCCTTCCGATGTAGTCGCCTCGCTGATGCGCCCCCAAGAAGTGCGCAAAACCAACCGTGGCGAAGTGCGCATTAATGGCGGTGTCTACTTCCTGGATGCCCTACGCGATTTCCACGGCGAAGAGATCCGCGTCGCCTGGGATTACCGCGACACCGGTAGCGTTGGCATCTTCACCTTAGAAGGCGAACACATCGGCGACGCCCTTTTGGATGGCAACGCCACCCCCGCCATGCCTGCCACCATGATTCAGCGCGCTGCCGAAAAACGCGAAAAAGGCCAGCTTAACCGCCTAGTGCAGAAAGCCAGGGTGGTCACCGGTAGTGATGTTGAGATCCGAGCAATTACACCTGCCGCCAGTTATTCAGACGAAAAGCAGGCAGCCGCAGGCCGCGCCTACGCCCAGCAACTGGCGGATCAAGGCACACGCTTTCAAATACCCCACAACAAGATGGAGCGCTACCGGCTTTGGAAAAAGCTGGATGGCCAGTTACAGCAAGGAGAGGAAGTGCCGGAAGCCGCTCGCGACTGGCACGAACGTTACAAGAATCACAGTGATTTAAAAGCCATCGCCAAGGTGATGGATGCAGAAATGGATGCAGGTGGGCTGTCACCCACCCGCACCCGACGGGCCGTCTAGACCACGGCCCACGACACCCCAACCTTCGATAAGGAAGCACTATGAGCGTCAATACCATTGTACCACTCACTAATGTCGGACTACTCGCCGCTGCAGTTGAAAGCGCCGCAAACCGCCCGCCGGAACTTCCTGGCTTAGTGGTTATGTACGGCCCCAGCGGCTACGGGAAAAGCTTAGCAGCGGCCTATGCCGCCAATATGCACCGTGCCTATTACGTCGAGTGCCGCGAAAGCTGGACCAAGAAAGCGTTCGTGATCGCCATTCTGCGCGAGATGGGCATCATCCCGATGAAAACCCTGAGTGAGATGGTCGACCAGATCGCCGAGCAGCTCAGCCGCTCGGGCCGACCGTTGATTATTGATGACGTCCAGTACGTGATCGACAAAGCCGCTGCCAACGTATTAACCGACATCTACAACGCCAGCCAAGGCACGTTGATCCTGATTGGTGAAGAGCGCGTGCCTGCCAGCATGGCGCGGCTAGAGCGTTTGCATAACCGCGTACTGGAATGGGTGCCCGCCCAAGCCGCCAGCCTGGATGACGTCCGCGCCCTAGCTGACAAGAGCTACCCCGATATAGAGATCGACGACGACCTACTGGAAGCCGTAAATGATCGCGTGAAAGGCTGCCTACGCCGAGTCGCCGTCAACCTCTACCAGATCCACTCAGAAGCCAGCGTCCAAGGTTGGAAGATGGTCGGCCTTCGGGAATGGGGCGAGCGTGAGATCCACACCGGCCAACCACCGGCGCGGAGGGGCTAAGCCATGTCGCCCAAAAACATCGCAAAGCGTAAGCAATCCTTATCCACCCTGGCAGGTGATGCAACACCCCGCCAGCGCATTTGGGACGCCATTCGTCACCAGCACGCTGATGACGGCCTTATCACTATGCAAGGCATCCGTATTGCACTGAAACGGCAACCTGACCTGACAGAGAGCCGTATCAGCGACTACCTGCGGGCGCTCATTGCAGGCGGCTTTCTTGTGCGTAGCAACCCTGATGCTCCGCCCGCCACCACGGCCATCTACTTACTCAAACGCGACGTTGGTGCTGAAGCGCCCCGGGTGCGTCGTGATGGATCACTGCCACCACCGCCAGGGCGTGAGCAACTATGGCGAACGCTAAAAATCATCGGTACCTGCACCGGGCAAGAACTGGCAGATGCTGCCAGCACGGTAATCACGCCGATATCCCGCGCCGCTGCAGATGAGTACCTAACCATGCTCAGCCGTGCCAAGTACGTGAAAACCATCAGGGAAGGAAAGCCAGGTGTACCAGCCCGATTCCAGCTTGTGCCTAGCTGCTGGACCGGCCCTATGGCGCCGCAGATCCGCCGCACTAAGCAGCTCTACGACCCTAACACAGGTGAAGTCGTCTACTCACGAGTGACCAAGACCGAAGGGGGTGAACCATGAGCGCCATCCGCCGCACCCGCGCTGTTGATATATCCAACTGGGGCACAGAGCCGCCCCGCTGGATCACCCTGCTCGCTACAGAGGTACGCGCCACCAATCGCAAGATGGCCGGTGAGCGTATCGGTGTATCACGTAGTGCGGTCTCTTTGGCACTGGCGAACCGCTATCCAAGCCCCTCTACCGATAGCATCGAAAAGAAGGTGCTGGCAGCGCTAGACGGTCTTCAGTGCCCAGCCCAACAACTCACCATTAGCGTTGAACAGTGCCGCGACTATCGCGCTCGCCCAGCGCCCACTCATAACCCGCCCGCTATGCGGTTATGGCGACACTGCCAAACCTGCCCGCATAACCCAGATCGCCAGGGAGACGACCAATGACCCTTAAAGCCACCTGCCCAGAATGTGGCATGAGCGGTGATATGGCCGCCTTCGTCACCCAGGGCGAACACAACCAGGCGCTAGCCGCTGCGCTGGAAATGCCCGCGCAGCTCAGCTCCCGCGTCATCCGCTATCTAGGCATGTTCCGACCTGCTACCCGTGCCTTGGCCAGCGCTAAGAGTGCTCGCCTGCTTGGCGAGCTGAAAGACGTGATTACCAGCGGCGTGATTGAACGCAAAGGCATCACACGGGAAGCGCCTTTAAAGGTGTGGGTAATGGCACTGGATCAACTACTGGAACGCCCACCCAGCAACCTACCGCTAAGCGGCCACGGCTACCTCTATGAAGTCGTCGCCAACTGCGCTGATCGCCACGCCGGTGAAGTGGAAAAGCAGCGCGAAGAGCAGGCACGCAGCGGTGCCAAACAGCCCGCAAACCGTGTCCCAGCAGCGGCACTGCGAGAGCGTTCTACCGATGACGTTCTTGCTGAACACGAGCGGTTAGCCAAACGCCAAGCGCATGTTACTCACCAGCGCCAGCCGCAACACGATAAGGCCAGCGAGAAAGCCAGCGGCCCCAAGCGCCTCGCCGATCTGCTGAAAGTGGCCACCCAGGGAGAGCAATCATGAAAACGTACCGCGACGACTACCTGGAGTACTACGCCGACCGTTTTGTACGTCTGCGCCTATCACGGCTGGGAATCAGCCTACCGCAGTACCTCAGCAACATAGAGGAATGTGAACAACTGCTGATGAAACCCGAAGCACTAGAGCCTGAACCGCTGCTCCCCGCCCAAGCCACAGTGGCTCTGCGCCTGTGGTGGGCCTGGGATACCGGACTAGCAACAGCCACAAGCGAACCAGCAGATATCGAACCCTATGAACTACCCGGCGAATACGCCGTATGGGAAGAGTTCCTGCTGGGCCTGGGCAACAACAAAGCTATTCGCCAGCGTAATGGTGCATTCATCGAGCCGATGCACCACCACCGCCACAAAAACACACGCAACATCAGCGCTAACTTCGCACGTAAAGGAGCCTGAATATGAACACCCCTGCTATCACCACCCAGCAAGTACCCGACGGATATCGAATGGATGCCAAGGGGCGTCTGATCCCAGAAGACAGCATCAAGCCGATCGACCAAGCCCGCGATGAACTCGCCATTGAGTTAGTCACCAAGGCCATTGAGCTGAACCGCCAGTTGCAACAGTTCAAAACCGCTGCCTTTGGCGACATCGAAACCTTTGTACAGCTCTCCGCTGAGCAATACGGCGTCAACGTGGGTGGCAAGAAAGGCAATGTCACGCTGCTGAGCTTTGATGGCCGCTACAAAATCCAGCGCCAAGTAGCTGATCACATCACCTTCGATGAACGCCTGGAAGCTGCCAAGGGCTTGATCGATGAGTGCTTGAAGGATTGGACGTCTGGCGCTGGGCATGAGGTGAAAACCATCGTTCAGGACGCCTTCCGTACCGACAAGCAGGGCAACCTGCGCACTGGTGCGGTGCTTGCCTTGCGCCGCCATGACTTTGACGACCCGCGCTGGTTGAAAGCGATGGATGCCATCGCCGACGCCGTCCAGATCACCGGCTCCAAGAGTTACGTGCGGATCTATGAGCGCATCGGCGAAACCGAGCGTTACCAGCCCATCAGCCTAAACATCGCGGAGGTATAAAAAGCGAAACGCCCCCACGTGGGGCGTCTGCTGGGCGTGGTGGTCCAGCACTGATGAGCAGCCCGGAGACTACTTATGGCCAAGGGACAACGATCACAGATCGCGATGACCGATCTCGGCCCAGAGAAGCTATGCACGAAATGCAACGAATGGTGGCCGGACGATAGCGAGTTTTTTTACCTGACTCATGGCGTGACTATCCAGCCGTGTAAGGCCTGCTACGAGCAGTTGCCATCCGTTATTCGTAAGCGTGAAAAGCAGCGCAAGCAAAAGAAACCCGCTGGGCGTCGTAGCCCGGCACTGATGAGCAGCCAATGAGGTGAACAATGGATAAGTGGAAAGAGATCAAAGAGCGATTAAAGCACCTGGGCGGCAGAGTGGATCTGCTGGCCGATGGTCACACGCTGTCGCTGACCAAGGCGCATGACGGTAAGAAGATTTTCGTTATGGTCTACGTGGACGGCACCGTGAACTTTGAATGGACAAAAACCGAGGACGGTAAACCAGTGCATCCCCAAGGGCGCTTCTGGCGGCCAATGAAGCGGGCGGCCTATCGAAAAAAGGACTATGCGGCATTGAAGCGTGGCTGGGGCAAGAAAGAAGCCGATCGCATGGTGACGCCTCGCGTGGTCGGTGTTGTACCGAATTTTGGTACTGAAGGCGCTGCGGTGGCTCACCTCAAGAAGCACTTTCCTGACCTTGAGATCAAGGTTGACGAGGTGGCCGATGGCTTCTGAACGCATCCCCTACACACCAGTGCCTGAAGAGTGGCAGCTCACTTTCAGCATGCTGTGCGGTATGTGTCTGCACTTGAACCAGTGCCACATCATCGACGGCATGATTGAAATGAAGCTTGGGGCTCCGTGGCCGGAAGGCGGATGGGCCACCGACCCAGGCGCAGGCGTCACGTGCCTCAGCTACCAGCCGCGTCCCGTGCGCATCCTGGAAGGCGAAGAGCTGGAATACGTCCTCAACCAAGCGGTACCCATGTGCGGTGGCTGTGCGGCTCGCAAGGGTAGCGATGCATCCAAGAGCCTGCACACCCAGCGCGACTTCAACGCCGCCGTGAAGTGTCAGGGCGTGTTTGCGTGCCACGAAGGTGACAACCACGGCAAGCCCTGCGGCGGCTGGTGCAACGCGGTACGCCGTCAGATGGGAGCAACGTCATGATTAGCAAAGGCAAGCTGGCCCAGATCCATATCGCTAAGGCGCAACTAGGCCTGAGTGATGACGACTACCGCGCCATCCTCGCCCGTACTGCTGGGGTGAGCAGTGCCAAAGAACTCACTAACCGCACCGTAGGCGGCGTGATGTTTGAGTTCCGCCGCCTGGGCTTTGAGCCAAAGCCCGCAAAAAAGGCAGGCCGTAAGGCACCTAACCCGCCCCGCTCTCGCCAACGGGAAATGAAGAAGATCGAGGCACTACTGGCAGAAGCGGACCGCGCCTGGGCCTATGCCGATGGCATGGCGAAGCACATGTTCAAGGTCGACCGCGTGGACTTTCTCGACGACAGCCAACTGCACAAGCTGCTCCAGGCGTTGATCATCGACGCCAAGCGGCAAGGACGGTACCCCAATGACCTCTCATAAGGTAGACAACTTAGATCTAGGCTTCGGCGTCCCCGCCGATGCTCTGGACTATCTCGACCCAGAGATCCTAAAGAAGTGGCCACAAGGGCTGAGCGACATGCTCACAGTGGTCGAGAACGCCTATATCCGGGCTGGTGATGATCCGCAGGTAGCACGCAACCGTGCTTTTTCAGCCGTGCGTGCTATTAGCTCGTTCGCAGGTGGTCGTAGCCTTTATGTGCCCCAGGGCCGACAGCTTGACCGCGCTCTACGAGACCGTGAAATCTGGGAGCGTCACACCGGCGACAACATTCCTCAGTTGGTCGAGGACTACGGTCTTACAGAAGCGCAGGTTTACAGCATTCTAGGCGAGCAGCGAAAACTCGCCCGCGCCCGGATGCAATCTGATCTTTTCGGCGACAATGCAAACGGCTAAGCTAGCCTCAACTAAGTTAGAGATAATAAATAATAAGGGGAACATTGTGCAGAACATTGTAACAACTATAGCAACAGCATTAGCGCTTTCGATTGGACAGGCTCACGCTTCCGAAACTTGCATCGATATCTCAAACGACCAGCGCCGCCTGGCTTGTTACGATGCAGAATACCGGCCTGCCATCGAGCGAGAGACTGTATCTGAGTGGAATGTGAGTGAGCAAACTTCACCCATAGACGATAGTAAGACCGTGGTGCTGCGTACAACGGCGATTGAGGCGGTAGCAGGTCGGTTTGGAAGAGACAGTAGGCCAAGCCTGATTCTGCGATGCCACGAAAACAAGACAGTCATGTACTTTGGCTTTGCACAACACCACATGGCCGATATTCAGGGTTATGGTCGTGTAACGTTAAGGGTCGATCAACAGAATGCCGTGACGCGAAATATGCAGGCTTCGACAGATAGTAAAGCGCTTGGGCTATGGAACGGAGGCCAGTCGATCCCAGTCATTCGTAGCATGTTCGATGGCAATGTTCTGACCGTACGCGCAACCCCGTTCAGTGAATCACCCATTACCGTTCAGTTTCCTATCACTGGACTTGAAGAAGCTATTTCTCCGCTGCGTGAAGCGTGCAACTGGTAACGATCGAACTAACTATCAATATTAGAAAAGGTACATTATGAGAGCGCTCACAGGGATTACAATTATCATTGCCGCTCTGTTAGCAGGCTGCGAATCAGGCGAGATAAAGACAGCCAAAGAAGCTGTTGCTGATCGGCTACGTGATCCAGAATCAGCTCAGTTCCGCAGTGTTAAGAGTGGTACCGCGCCTAATGGGCTTGCAACTGTGTGTGGCGAAGTAAATGGTAAGAATGCATATGGTGCCTATTCTGGCTATCAACGCTTTATAGCAAATAACAAGGGCAAAGTTATTTATCTTGAGTCCCAGTGGCCTACCTTTCAAGTCATGTGGGCTACCGACTGTCCCCGCTGACTTTGTCTTAGTTCCGTAACAAACCCGCCCCGGCGGGTTGTTTGCTTTCTGGCCCATCAAAACTCCTAAACCGCTTGATTCCCGCCGCCTAGCCAATCCCCTCTAGCCTGAACCTCACTGCACCTGCGTTTATCGCTCACCCGCAATGAGGCTTTCTCACCATGCCCCGTGACGACCTTTCTACCCATTTCCGCCGCCGTGAATTTGCCTGCAAATGCGGCTGCGGCTTCGACACCGTCGATCTTGAAACTCTAGCGCTGCTGCAAGACATCCGCATCCACTTCAACGTGCCGGTAGTGATCACCAGCGGCTGTCGTTGTGCCGCGCACAACCGCCGTGTGGGTGGTGCTGCCAATAGTCAACATGTGTTTGGCCGTGCGGCAGATATCCGCGTACAGGGTATTTCACCAGCCGCTGTTGCCGACTACGTCGAGGCCCATCACCCCACCGCCAGTGTAGGCCGCTACGGCAGCTTCACCCACGTAGACACACGCACAAGCGGCCCTGCCCGCTGGAGAGGATAAGCATGAGATTGATTGACGACGCTCATAACTGGCACCGGCTATGGTCAGTACGCCTCAGCCTTGCTGCCACCGTGTTCGGCACCCTAGAAGCGGTTCTACCGCTATGGGAAGTCGCATTGCCACAAGGGATGTTTGCACTGCTGGCAGCCGGGGCAGCGACAGGCGCCAGCGTTGCGCGAGCCATCAAGCAGCACCTGCCATAGGGGATCACAGTGGATGTCATCAACTGGGCAGCGGCAAAGCTGCTATTCGATATTTTGCAGGCGCTGCTCATGTGTGTAATGGCGGTCTACATCTACTGGCTGAACAAGCACCGCGCCACCGGTACCGCCATTAGCAAACTCAATGAACGCGTCGATGACGTTGACAAGCACCTATCGCGCCTAGAGCAAACACTGGATAACCGCCCCGGCTATAGCGAGATTGACCAGTTGCGCAGCGAAATGGCCACCATGAACCGAGGGGTGGCAGAACTTTCCGCGTCTATGAATGCCAGCAATGCCTTGCTGAACCGCCTGCACGAATACCTGCTGACGGAAAAGGGGAACCGGTAATGAGCTATCAAGACTTTGAAACCGAAGGCCGTCGCCTCGGTATTCTGCGCATCCTGCTACGCCGTGCGCAGTTCACCACCAACGAATACAGCCTTAACGATGAGCTTCAAGGTGCGTACGCCCACCATATCAGCCGCGACAAGCTGCATGGCGATATTGCCTGGTTAGAAGAACAAGGGTTGGTCATTGCTCAGCAGCCCCGCGCTGGTTGGATCGTGACACTCACTTCACGCGGTTCTGACTGTGCCAATGGCCTTGCCAATGTGCCTGGTGTTGCCAAACCTCGCCCCGGTCTTTGAGAGAGGTTGACCCATGCCGCCACGCAATAAGGTCTTTGACCTACCCCAAGAGGTGCGCGAAGAGCTAAACGAAAAGCTCGTTAGCAGTGGCTTTCAGGGCTACGAAGCGTTAGCTGGCTGGTTAAGCGAGCGCGGTTATAACGTTTCCAAGTCTAGCGTTCACCGCTATGGCCAAGACTTGCAAGAAGAGTTCGAAGAGGCCATGGGCGACGTGCGTAAAACTACCGAGCTTGCCCGCGCCATGGCGTCGGAAAGCGAAGACGAAAGTGGTCATCTTATCGATGCCACCGCACGGATCGTGCAAGACCAGTTGCTGCGTATCTCCATCGCCATGCGTAAAGCCGAACATGAACCTGACGTGGCAGCCAAGCACCTTAGCAGCGTCACCAAAGCCTTGGCCGATATTGGCCGTGTCTCACTCAGCCAGAAAAAGTGGGCCAAAGAGCTGCGGGTGGAAGTGGCTAAAGAAGCCGCTGAGAAGGCCGAAACCGCAGGCCGCGCCCAAGGCCTTTCCAATGAAGGCGTCGCGGCACTTCGGGCAGCGATCCTAGAGGGTATGTCGTGAGTGCTGCTATCGATCAAAGCGTGTTGCTGCCCTACCAGCAGCGCTGGGTAAACGACAACTCGCCCGTCAAGGTGATTGAGAAATCCCGCCGTATCGGCCTTTCCTACGGTGAAGCGGCAGACGATGTGCTCTACGCCGCATCCAGTGCGGGCGCAAACGTCTACTACATCTCCTACAACAAAGAGATGACCCAAGGCTTTATTCAGGATTGCGCCGGTTGGGCCAAAGCCTACCAAGCAGCCGCCAGCCAGATCGAAGAGTCGGTGATTGAAGCTGAAGACAAGCAGATCCTCAGCTACACCATCAAGTTCGACAGCGGCAACCAGATCCAAGCGTTTACCTCAAACCCGCGTAACCTGCGCAGTAAAGGTCGCCCCGGCGAACGCCTGGTCATTGATGAAGCCGCGTTCGTGGATGACATCCAGGAGCTGCTAAAAGCGGCGATGGCCATGACAATCTGGGGTGGTCAGATTCGCATCATCAGCACCCACAACGGCGAAGATAACCCGTTCAATGAGCTGGTCACTGACATACGTGCTGGAAAGTACGACTACAGCTTGCACCGTGTCGACCTAGACGATGCGCTAGCCGATGGCTTCTACAAACGTATCTGTAAAGTCACGGGTGTGCCGTGGACACGCGAAGGCGAAGTGCAGTGGCGTCAGCAGTTGATCAACCGCTACAAGCCTAACGAAGACGAAGAGCTATTTTGCATTCCGGCCCAAGGCGGCGGCAGCTACCTGACTCGGGTGATGATTGAAGCCTGTATGGCCCCAGCCCCCGTGCTGCGCTTTAACGGCACGCGTGAATTTAACGCCATGCCAGAGCCCTCACGCGCCGCTGAAATGGCCGACTGGATCAACGACAACCTCAAACCAGTACTAGCAACGCTTAACCCGCGCCGCCAACACGCCATGGGGCAAGACTTTGCCCGTAGCGGTGACCTCTCGGTGATTGCCCCCATGGAGATCGGCGAGACCCTGCACCGCACCGTGCCCTTTCTAATGGAAATGCACAACGTGCCCTTCAAGCAGCAAGAGCAAGTGCTTTTTGCTATCGGTGATGCGCTGCCACGCCTATGCGGCGTCGCCATCGACAGCCGTGGCAACGGCTCTTACATGGGCGAAGCGGCTACGGACAAGTGGGGCTCAATCGTTGACCAAGTGATGGCCACCGAAAACTGGTACCGCGAACGCATGCCCCGCTACAAGGCCCGCTTTGAAGACGGCACTATCACGCTGCCGAAAGACGATGGCCTAGTAGACGATCACCGCGCCTTCAAGTTGGTGCGTGGTGTCGCCCGTCTGCCTGAAGGCAAAACCAGCGGCGAACGCCACGGTGATGGCGCAATGGCTTGCGTTCTAGCTGATCACGCCGCCGAGATGGAAGCCATAGAGATCGACTTCACCCCCGCGCCCCTGCCTGGCAGCCGCCAGGACAACGACAGCGACGACATTGAATCCACAGGCTTTGGAATAGGAGGCGGCGCATGGTAAGCCCTAAAGCACTCATCAAGCGGTTATTCGGCAGCGACAACAGCCAGGCGCTTGAAGACGAACAGACTAACGATGCCCGTATTGGTCAGCTCAAAAGAGAGTTCGCCGAACACCCCACCAAGGGGTTAACACCTGCGCGGTTGTACCAGATCCTGGAGGCCGCAGAACAAGGCGACCTCAAGGCGCAGTCTGAACTCTTTGACGATATGGAGGAAAAAGATCCGCAAATTGGAGCCAACTTGGGCAAGCGCCGCCAGTTAGCGGCAGAGCTTGAGTGGCAGATCGTTCCGCCCGACGGTGCTGATGCCCGTGAGAAGAAAGCCACCGAGCATGCAATAGAAGTGTTTAGCGGGATCAATGTTGAAGACCTAATTCTTGATCTCGGCACCGGCATCGGCCACGGCTGGGCAAACCTCGAACTAAGTTGGCAGCGCGATGGCGCACTGCGCTACATCGAGCAGCCTACGCTGCGCCCCCACTCATGGTTCCGCTTGCATCCCGACGACCAGAACTGCATCACTCTGCGCGACAACAGCGCAACGGGAGATGAACTATGGCCACTGGGATGGGTGCAGCACCGCCACCGCGCTAAAACTGGCTACGTGGCACGCATGGGCTTGCACCGTATATTGGCGTGGCCCTATCTGTTTCAAAACTACGCGCTGGGGGATCTCGCGCAACTGCTGGAAATCTACGGACTACCCGCCCGCATCGGTAAGTACCCAAAGAACGCCACCGAAAAAGAGAAAGCCACGCTGCTACGCGCCGTCGTCACACTGGGACAGAACGCGGCAGGCATCATCCCCGAAGGGATGGACATCGAGTTTACAGAGGCCGCTGGTAAGGGTGCGTCTGCCGACCTCTACAAAACTATGATGGATTGGTGCGAAAGCGCTAAAGCGAGGGCAATACTAGGCGGCACACTAACAAGTGGCACCGGCGAAGGCACAAACACTAACGCACTTGGCAACGTGCATGAACGGGGTCAGGCCAGCCTGATACGCTCAGACGTTCGTCAGTACGCGGGCAGCATCCGTAATAACATGTTGTGGCCCATGGCGGCTCTTAACTACGGGATTGAAAAGTCGCAGCGTGCACCGCGCTTCTACCTTGATACCGGCGAAACCGAAGATCTCGAACGCCTCGCCAAGAGCGTGCCCACATTTGTGGACATGGGTGCCAAGATCCCTCTGTGGTGGCTTCATGAGAAATCCGGCATCCCGAGAGCCCAGGAAGGCGAAGACGTACTGATGCCAAAGGCAGCGCCAAATCCGTTTATGGGTGCACTGCGCTTACCAGCATCTAAACAACCACTAGCAGCACTACGTCAGGCCCCCACCCACCCAGGCCAACCCAGCTACTACCGGGACGCAACCCTCGAACAGCTCGACAGCCAGGCGCAACCCATCATCGATAGTTGGGTTAACCAGGTGCAGCAGCTCGCCGAGCAAGCCGAAAGCCTAGAGCAGCTGCAATCGCTGATTGCCGCCGCCTTTGATGACTTGGATGAAAGCGAGTTGGCCAACGTGATGGCCACCGCGTTTGAAGCGGCCACATTAGCAGGCAGAGCCACGGTGGATGAGGAAACCGGCAATGCCGATTAGCGCCCAGTTCAACCGCCCGTTCCCCGAGCAGGTAACGTTCTTCCGTAACAAGCTCAACCTGCCCACGGCTCGCAGCGGTCAGATCACCCGCGACCAAAACGACGCGGCATTTGTCGTGGCGGGCGCTACCAAGGCCGACTTGCTGGCAGATCTACGCGGCGCAGTCGATGACGCGATCAGCAACGGCCAGAGTCTCGGCGAGTTCCGCAAGCAGTTTGAAGAGATCGTGTCGAAGCGCGGCTGGACTGGCTGGACAGGCGAAGGCTCTAAGGCGGGCCGTGCCTGGCGTACCCGCCTTATCTACAAGACAAATCTGGATACCAGTTACGCCGCTGGCCGCTGGGCGCAGATGACCGACCCGGACATGATGCGCTTGCGCCCCTACTGGCGCTACGTACACAACACGGTAGAGAACCCACGACAGCAACATCAACGCTGGAACAACCTGGTTTTACCCGCTGGCCATCCCTGGTGGCAGGCGCACTACCCACCCAACGGCTTTGGGTGCAACTGCGGTGTGGAAACGCTCAACGAGCGCGGCCTGAAGCGCCTGGACAAAGAAGGCCCGGACGCCGCACCGAATGATGGCACTTATGAAAACGTCGATAACACGACCGGCGAAGTCGTCACCGTGCCTAACGGCATACAGCCAGGCTGGGACTACGCCCCAGGGCAAACCTCCACCGAACGTGCGATCGCTGCACGATTGAACCGGCTGGACAGCGTTGACGCAACGATCGCTAGAGAGAACGTCGGACAGTTAGTGGAGGCGTCGTTATTCAACCGCTTTTGGAATGGAGAGATGCGAGGCGAGTACCCAGTGGCCGTGGTGCCGCCAGTAGAACGCCAAGTGTTAGGCGCTGAAAGCCCCGTAGTACTGCTCTCACAGGAGAGCCTAGCGGCGCATAAGATCAGCCATCCTGAAGTAGGACTAGCGGACTACCGGCGGATACAACAGATATTAGATGAGGGCGAGGTATATCAGCGCGATGGTGAGCCAGGGCGAATGATTTATTTGGCCTTGGGCGACCGCCTTTATAGGGCAGCGCTTAAACGTACGGCGGACCGCAAGAAAAACTATTTTTTAACGCTATTTGTGGTCAGCGATGAAGCGGCGGAGCGGAACGTAAGAGCAAAAATGCAGCGGCTACGGTAGTACGGGATAAGCGCACAGCTGGTTCGTCATCCCCAGATACCTCATCTGCTTTCGCAGGGTACACCAGACGAATATTGGTCTCATGCGCTTAATAACAGTATAGGAGAGTTTCATGGGTACCATCAACGTTAGTTCTGAAGCGGTCGAGCGTGCTATTACCGATTTGCTCAACAAGGGAGAGAACCTCACTGCCCCGATGAAGAGCATCGGTGAAGAGATGATCAACCGCACCCAGCAACGCTTCCGCGATAAAGAAGCCCCGGACGGCAGCGCCTGGCAAGACAACTCCCCAGTCACTGAAAAGCGCAAAGGCCACGGGCGTGTGCTGGAAGGCGAAAGCAACGAGCTATCAAAGCAGTTCAGCTACTCAGCCGCTAGCGACAGCGTCGAATGGGGTAGCTTGATGGTCTACGCCGCCATGCAGAACTACGGCGGTACCAAAGCCGAGTTCCCTCACCTCTGGGGTGATATCCCCGGCCGTGAATTTGTTGGCGTGAGTGATGACGACGAAGACGAAGTGCTGGGCATCCTCGCCGACCACCTAAGCCTCTAACCGCCATCCCGCAACGTGCCCCTGTAAGCGCCGCTAAGGCGCTACCCGCTACGCTGGCCTAGCTTTTCCCGGCAAGGCGGGTTAGACCCGCGTTAGATTTCTATATTCACCTTTATTCGCATTCAGGTTACGCTCTTTATAATTAGAAAATTAACCTGAGGAAAAAAAATGGGACGTAGGGCCACCAAGCGCATTCATTATGTAAGAGCGGTATATAACGAAGGCTACGCTCCGGAACGTTCTTTTTCCGATATGGTTCGTGAAATTCTTACTAGAAGCGCTTCAGTAGCTGCTACGGAAATATATACAGAGTCGCTTGGTACGATAGCCATACGTGAAAAACACTCGAATTGGAAAGACCCTAAATTTCCCATTCTCCTCGCTTTAGGAGCGGGTACTGCGAATGAAAAAATGTCAACGATGGGTATTGGGGTACAAACAGATGTAGATCAAGACGGAGCAGAACGCCCCCCTCAACAACGAGCGTTCAAGACGGCAGATGCATTTGTTTTAATTGATGGTTTCGATCTTTTGGTGTGTACCGATGGAGCAATGAGGGGTTACAAATCAGTTTGGTATTACCTTGCAAACCTTTTCGACAAATATTCTCTAGATCCTAAGGAGCAGGCTTTCGATCTACAGCCTCGCTCTAATCAAGTAAGCGTGGAAACAGTCAGCAATGAAGGCGTGAAATTCATTGAACTGTCCGGAGTTCTTTATCAGTCCACCAATGCGCCAGCGAAAAAGAATACGTTCGCAGAAAATATTTTTGGTCGATTAACCGATGATCTACAAGGCTGGTTAGAAGGTAGCTTGCCAAAGAAAGACAGGAATATCGCATCAGACCAGTGGGCTGAAATGAACATCACCACTACGATAAAGCCTACGGGTGGAAAGAAAGCTGAGCCTGTACTGCTGGAGTCTATGAAAAGGGCCAGCTTGGAAATGCTTGAAGACGTGCCTGGCACCCTAGACATTACACTTATTACAAAAGAAGGCAATAAGGTCACTCCTATGGACGTAACGCTTTCTAAAACATTTCAAATTACGCGCCGTCAGGCTCGTAATGACCTCGCTACCTTTGATGTGTGGGCAGAGCTGGAAAATTATAGAGCTGAATTAATTGAGCGGAAAGCATGGCGAAAATAGTAGAGCTACTCAAAAAACCTGCAGCAATGAAGCGCATCGGGGGACTTCTAGCATCATTAGTTATTTCCTTCGTAGCTGCTTGGCTGCTGCAGCCTAAGTTCCACGATAACAGTGGCGCTATGAGTACGCTTGTAACCGTTTTCTCGATCCTAGCTGGCTTCCTAATCGCTGTAATCGCACTGGTAGCTGACGAACGTGCGCTAGTTGGAAAAAGCTCTCGTCATGATAAGTTCTACTTGGTCCAAATTAAGAATGAGCTAATTGGACACCGGTACCTTTTCTACACTTACCTATTCATTCTTGGACTCGCGTTTATCGTTTCACTGAAAATTGACTGGCCTAATTGTTATCAGAAATACAGTGAACTGGCCTTGCTCACTTTGGCGTGCCATGCCCTGCTGCGCTCTTTCTTTTTACCAGGGTGCTTATCACGGAAATACTTGGAAATTCTCGAAAAAAATATTGCGCAAAAAGAAGCACAAGAACAGGAAAGGGATAAACGTGCACGCAACTTACCTGATGATGAATCGAACCGTCCCGATTAATACCTCCAAAAACTCCTAAAGCGCTTTAAATCCACGCCCTGCCCTAAGCCCCCGATCATGGGGGCATGACTACACAAAGCCTTCAAACAAAGCCCCGCGCAATTCAAGTCGCCGCCTGCGCTCTCCGAGTGCAGATCACCGACGACAAAACGCGCCTGATGCCATCCGGTACGTTCCATGCGCCGCGTGGGGCTGCGGCAGGCACTGGCCCTTGGCATCTCAATGCCGAATCCGCTCAAGCGATTATCCAACTGGCCGCTGCGCGCAGTACCGACATCGCCATCGACTACGAACACCAGATTCTCTACTCAGAAACGAACGGCAAGCCCGCGCCCGCGTCTGGCTGGGTCGACCCGCGCTCGCTTGAATGGCGCGAAGATGGTTTGTACGGCTCTGTCGCCTGGACAGCCGCCGCCCGAGCCCAGATTGCCGAAGGCCCCAATGGCGAGCCGCCAGCCTATCGCTACCTCTCCCCCGTATTCCCGTATGACGCCAACGGTGTGCCGTTAGACCTATTACACCTGGCGTTAACAAACACCCCAGCCATTGATGAGGGCGCGGCACAGCTTGCCGCTGCTCGGATGGCGATTACCCATGACGTCAATGATGACGACCAGGAGATCGACACCGTGAAACGTGAGCAACTGATTAAAACCCTTGGCTTGGCCGCTGAAGCAACCGATGAGCAGATCGACACTGCCATTGCTGCATTGAAAGCTGCCCAGGCCGATGCCGAAGCCTTTCGGACAGCACTAGGTGCCAAAGACGACGCGAAGCCAGCGGAAGCCGTCGCAGCCCTTAAAGCGTCAACCGCTACCGCTGCCCCAGACATGACCCAGTTCGTGCCCGTAGCCGTGTATCAAGAAACCACCCAGCAGCTAGCGGCCCTGAAAGCCAACAGCAACACCGCCGAGCTGGACGCATTGATCAAAGAAGGCTTGGACGATGGCCGCATTCCTGGTCAAGCCACAGCCGATTGGTTGCGCGTTCAAGGAATCGCCGCCTGCAAAGCACATCTGGAAGGCGCACCCAGCATTGCCGCGCTCAAGGCCACGCAAACACAGGGCAAGCCCCCGGAAAACACCAAAGCGAAAGACGGTGAACTGACCGAGGCAGAGCTAGCGGTATGCAAATTTACGGGGCTGACCGCCGAGCAGTACCGCGCAGCGAACCCCGCGTAACGACGGCTCCCACTAAACCCGTAAGAGGATATCACCGTGGCTCTTAGCAAAAACCGCAATACGCCGTACCGCCATAACACCAACCGTAGCTACCCCTTGGCAGCCAGTGCCGTGGTGTTTGCAGGCGGCATCGTGGCCCTGGCCGCCAGTGGTTTTGTGGCTGCTGGTTCCACCGCGACCGGCTTGGTGGCTGTTGGTGTGGCCACGCACTACCAGGACAACACCACCGGCGATGCTGGCGACCAACATGTAAACGTAAAAGTCGGTTGCTTTGCCTTTGATAACTCCGCAGAGGCAGATGAGATCACCACCGCTGATGTGGGCAAGCCTTGCTACCTGGTAGACGACCACACCGTCGCCAAAACCGATGGCGAGGCGGCTCGCTCCCTCGCTGGAATCATCGACGGCGTAGACGACTTTGGCGTGTGGGTAGCCATCGACCCCACCTCCGGCGTCTACCTGTAACGCCCCATTAACGGCCCGCTTGGCCCAAGAGGATAGCAACCATGGATTTAAATAACGCCAACCTGAACGCTCTGTTCAAGGCCTACAAGGCCAACTTCCAGCAAGGCTTTGACTCTGTCGGCGACGCGGGCAGCGTGTATGAACAGTTCTGCACCGTCGTGACCAGCACCACCGCTGTGGAAGTGTACCCATGGCTGAAAGCCTTGCCGCGTATGCGTGAGTGGTTGGGCGACCGTGTTATTCACGGCCTGGAAGGCGCGGACTTCTCGATCAAGAACCGCAAGTTTGAACTCACCGCAGGCGTTCCTCGCGACAGTATCGAAGACGACACCTACGGCCTGTATGCGCCGGTGTACAAGGAGTTTGGCCGATCAAGCCGAGAGCACCCTAACGAAATCGCCGTCGAGGTGCTGGCCGCCAACCCGCTCTGTTACGACGGCAAGCGTCTGTTTGCTAATGACCACCCGGTGTTGGATGCCAAAAATAAGGTCGTAGGCGTTTCCAACGATATGGGGGGCAACGGCGCGGCATGGTACGTGATGGACTTAACCCGCGCCATCAAGCCGATGGTATTTCAGAAGCGTCGTGACTATGACTTCCGCGCCCTGACCAATTTGAACGACACCCAGGTCTTCATGACCGACAACTTCCTCATGGGCGTAGATGCCCGTGTGAATGCCGGTGCAGGCCTGTGGCAACTGGTTGTGCGCTCCAACCAGCCGTTCAACGCAGAGAACTATGAGCTAGCTCGCAAGAAACTCCAGGACTTGAAAGGCGACCATGAGCGTCCACTGGCCCTGCGCCACAGCCACACCATGGTGCCCAGCAACATGGAAGGTCCAGCACGCCGGGTACTCACCAACGCCATGAACGAGGCAGGCGCGACCAACGAATGGGCGAACACCTCTCAGCTCATCATGAACCCCTGGCTGCCCAGCGCTGCATAAGCCTGGCTAACGGAGGCCTAACCCATGCCCTACTGCACGAAAGCGGATCTCATCGAACGCTTTGGCGAAGACGAACTGCGCGCCATTGCCCACGACGCCAGCGGTGAGATTGATGACGCAGCCGTCGACCGCGCCTGCGACGACGCCAGCGGTGAGATTGATGGCTACGTGAGTGCGGCGGGCTACCCCGTGCCGCTGTCGCCTGTACCGCGCATCGTGATAGCCAATACGTGTGATATCGCCCGCTACCGGCTTTACGACGAGCACGCCACCGACCAGGTGCAGAAGCGCTACGACGACGCGGTGAAGTTCCTGAAAAGCGTCTCGCGGGGTGAAGTGCGCCTGGGTATATCAAGCGGTGCCGCCAGTAGCAGCGCGGGCAGCGTGCAAATGAACTCAGGCCGCCAGGTGTTTAACGGCGGCGGATTTTAGGAGATGGCCATGAGTGCCAAACAGACCACGAAAAAAGCACCACCGGTGCCGCGTGCCGATGTAACGGTGCGGGTAAAAACCAAAACGCCAGGCGTAAAGCGCCAGGTGTGCGGCGTCATCTTCGGCAACGAATGGAAGCGCCTGGTGCTAGATGACAAAGGCAGCGCCTACAAAGCGCTCACCCGTGATCCGGCCATTGTGATGGAGCGACTACCGGATGAGCCGCTGGCCGCTGACACGTCGCCCAGCCTGCCCAGCAAAGAGAAAGAGGCCAAGTAATGCTCTCGCTCGCGCCGTGGTTAGCCCGGTTAAACGCCTTGGACGGCCCCAGGGTGCAGCTAGCCGCTGATGTGGACGCTGCTCAAAATGCCAAGCAGAACCCCAGCAGAATGCTGGTGCTAGGGCGTGACAACGTCACACACCATGACATGAGCAACGGAGCCGATCACCTCGTTAAGCCCGAGGTGCTGCTCGTCACCGGCATACAGCGCCGCAATTTGCCGCTGGGTAATACCGACGATGAGCTGACGCTACTGCGCAAGCCTATGCTGAACAGCTTGATCAACTGGGTACCAGAAGACTGCGACAGCGCCATCAAGTGGCAGCGCGGCCAAATCCTAGCCCTCAAAAGTCACGCCCTTTTCTGGGTCGACGTATTTACCACTGAATACCGGTGGTAGGAGAACGAACCGTGAGCATGAAGACGAACCGCCGGGCGCTCATCGTCGCCCTGGAAACTGAATACAACGATGGCACTACCACGCCAGAAGCGGCTAGCGATGCTGTTCTAGCGCGTGAAATCAGTACTACGCCATTGGCGGGTAACAACATCGACCGTACCTATGTACGCCCCTACTACGGTAACTCCCCCCAAGCACCAGGCGAAAAGCACGTGCAAGTGCAGGTAGAGGTGGAATTGAACACCAGCGGTACGGTAGGCACGCCGCCACCGTGGGGCAAAATGCTGCGCGCCTGCGGCTGGAGCGAAGTGATCGTTGAAGGCGAAAGCGTCACGTATAGCCCAGTGTCTGAAAACGAAGACAGCTGCGTGTTCTTCGCCCACATGGACGGCAACCTGCACAAAGGGCGCGGTGCTCACGGTACCCCAGAGTTCACCCTCAACGGCAACAGCATCCCGGTCATTCGCTTCACGCTATCCGGCCTCATTAGTCCTGTGACAGCAGAGGAACTGCCCAACGTTACGTTGACCCAGTGGAAGAAAGCCCTGGTGGTCAATAGCACCAATACCGAGAACATGAGCTTGATGGGTGCGGGCGTCCCATTCAGCCAGTTCAGCCTGAACATGAGCGGCAACGTTGAACACATGTCTGAGATCGTTGGCGGCGCGGATATCGAGATCACTGGTCGTGCGCCATCCGGCACGTTGCAAATTGAAGACCCTGGTGTCGGCGTTAAGGACTATTTCGAGGTTCACCAAAACGCTGAAACCGGAGTGCTAACGGTCACTCACGGTAAGACAGCAGGCAGCATTATCGAATTCAACATGCCCTCTATCGGCATCGATGCACCTACCTATGCCGATGTAAAAGGCAAGCAGATGCTGGGCATTAACTACATGCCCCAGCCGGTCGACGGCAACGACGAAGTGACCATCGTCGTTAAGTAAGCACAACCTTTAACCACCGTTTAACCGCTGAATAAGCAGCGGTTAATGGATCATCACCAGGAGAAATACCGTGTCCGACAATGTTTATACCGTCAATGTAAACCGCACATATCAATACCCCGTCAACCTCACCGTGTATGACGAAAACGGCAAGGAAAATACCGGCAAGTTCTATGCGAAATTCAAGATTTTACCGACGGATAAGGGCCGCGAACTGCCCGAAGACACGCTGCTACTCGACAAGGTGTTGGTGGGTGTCAGCAAGATCGCTCTAACTGACGACGATGGAAAAGTCCTGGAAGGCGATGAACTGCTGCATGCCGCCAAGAACGATCCTGCAATCAGCGTCGCACTGGTCAGTGCTTACCAGGAGTCCGTCACAAAAAAGAACCGTGGGCGAATCTAGTTGACGCAGGCAAGCACTGGGCTGAGGCCAATACGGCTCAGCCCAACTTGGTCAAGGCCGACATCGCAGCCCTGGGCATCACCCTCGCTGGCGAGCTGGCCGAAGAAGCCGAGGAAGAGGAAGCCGCTCCGGGTCAATTCGAGGTACTGCCCGAAAACTGGGAAGCCGTGCAGGTATTTGAACGCTGCTCACGCCAGTGGCGATACAAGGGGCTGGATGAGGTGATCGGCCTGGATCTGACACCGGTTATCAGTGTGCTGAGCCTCTACGAGCTGACCCCAGCAGAGGGGCTTGAGCGGCTGGATCAAGTGCAGTTGATTGAGCGCGGCGCGCTCAGCGTCATGAAGCAACCCCGCAACTAA